AAAGGAACATCACAGCTTGTCGGAATGGGTATCGGTGCATCATTAACAGGTAAGCATTTCGATTACATATTCACTGATGATATTATCAATATACAAGACCGTATTTCTAAAGCTGAAAGAGATAGAACAAGAATAATCTATCAAGAATTGCAGAACATCAAGAACCGTGGCGGACGTATCTTTAACACATTGACACCATGGCATAAGGACTCAGCAGAAAGCCTGATGCCAAACGTGGAAAAATGGGATTGCTACCGCAAGGAAATAAAAGAAGTCATATCCGATGAAGAATTAGCTGAAATAAAAGCTAAAATGCTGCCATCGTTATTTTCAGCAAACTATGAATTGCGCTATGTGGCATCTGAAGACGTTATTTTTCAACCGTTGGATGCGAGCCATTTCGGGCTTTCTCCTTCCCTGGTAGAACAGGGGCTCATGCACGTTGATTCGGGCTTCTACGGCGAGGACTATACCGCCATGACCGTGTGCAAGAAGCACGATGGCAAGTATTATGTCCTGCTCAAAATGTGGAGGAAACACGTTGAGGACTGTTATCCTGACATTATCAATACGTACCGAAGGTTTATGTCCGGCAAGTGCTATATGGAGACGAATGCAGATAAGGGCATGGTCGCACGTGATCTAAGACAGGCAGGCATGAAAATGGTGACATATGCCGAGAGCATGAACAAATATGTCAAGATTGTGACGTATCTTAAAAGTATCTGGAGCGATGTTTACTTTGTAGAGGGGACGGACATGGATGCGGTTCAGCAGATTTATGATTATAACGATGTGGCTGAGCATGACGATGCGCCGGACTCTCTCGCAAGCGTCGGACGGATCCTGTATAATAAGCGTGAAACAGGCGGTTCTGCCGCATATTCAATGTTTTTGTAAGAGGCAAGGAAATGTTGTACATGATTTGCCCGGAGTTCAAGAGAAAGGAAGACGAAACCGATGGATGAGTATACCTATCAGGATTTGCTGAAGGTCGGAAAGAGTGAGGGAGATCGGCTCGATTTTGTCCGCAGTGCGATCACCGTCCACAAGGGAAGTTGGCTGTACAATCACGCCTTGATTGCAGAGGACTATGACCGTCAGCATAACCGCACGATCATGCAGTATCAGAAAGTCTTGTATACGCTTTCCGGGAAGGCAGTGCCGGACAATTTCTCCGCGAACTATAAGATGCCGTCAAATTTCTTCAATCGGTTTATCACGCAGGAGAATCAGTATCTGCTCGGCAATGGTCCGACGTGGCAGAATGATGATACCGGAGAGAAGCTCGGGAAAGATTTTGACCAGAGGTTGCAGGAACTCGGACATGATGCTCTAGTACATGGCGTGAGTTTTGGGTTCTTTAACCTCGACCATTTACAGGTGTTTACCCTGCTCGAATTTGTTCCGCTATACGACGAGGAGAATGGCGCACTCATGGCCGGAATCCGATTCTGGCAGGTTGCTGATGAGAAGCCGCTGAGGGCTACGTTGTATGAGATTGACGGTTACACGGATTATCTGTGGGACAACGAAGGGACGGGAAAGGTTTTACACAAGAAACGCAAGTACGTCTTAAAGCTCGTTTCCAGCCCCGTAGACGGCACTAAAATATTTGATGGGGAAAATTACCCGGCGTTCCCGATTGTGCCTCTGTGGGCGAATTCTAAGCATCAGAGCGAGCTTGAGGGGCGCAGAGCGAAGATCGACGCTTATGATCTGATCGAGTCCGGCTTTGCGAATGACCTTGATGACGCAAGCCAGATTTATTGGACTCTGGAAAATGCAGGCGGCATGGACGATGTTGATTTGGCAGAGTTTGTGCAGAGAATGAAGACGGTCAAGGCGGCTGTTATGGATAATGAAGGAGCGAAGGCAACAGCCCACACAATCGATGTGCCGTATGCCGCCCGTGAAGCTGTCCTCACCCGACTCCGTGCTGATTTGTACGAAGATTTTATGGCCCTTGATACGAAGAATATCGCCGGAGGTGCTGTAACTGCTACGCAAATCATGGCGGCGTATGAACCGCTTAACAATAAGACTGACGAGTTCGAGTATTGCGTAGATGATTTCCTGAACGGCATCTTTGTGGTGGCAGGAATCACGGACGAAGACCCGACGTTTACCCGGTCACAGATTGTCAATGCTCAGGAAAATGTGCAGACGCTTTTGCAGGCGGCGCAATATCTCCCCGAGGACTATGTTACTGAGAAGATTCTGAACTATCTTGGCGATGGCGACCGTGTGGAAAATATCATGCAGGAGAAGGACGAGGACGATATGATCCGAATGACCGGCGGTGAAGATGAAGGTGGAGACGAGGAAGGCGCACTCAATGACCTGCTGTCTCAGCTCGATGATCTTGATGCGGCACTCGCCGGTATTGAAGGCGATGAAGATGAGGAGGACGAAAAATAATGGCCTATTCATCGAAATACTACGATCCGCAAAAAGCCCATGAGTATTACATGAAGCACCGAAATCTGAAGGGCCGCAGGACTCTGAACGAGAAGGGCAAGGCGGCCAAGGCCACAGTCAAGGCGGCTATGGATACCGAGAAGAAAGCAACCATCCAGAAACTGAAGGATGCCGTTGACTCCAAGGTTACCGAGGTAAAGGGAAAGATCCAAGCCCTCAAGGACGCACGAAAGCAGGAGCTTGCCGGGTTCAAGTCTGAATCTGAATCACTAACAAAAGAGTCGAAAGCCCTTACTGAAGAATCTAAAAGAATCTCTGCCATGCCGAAAGGTCCGGCAAAGGAACAGGCTAAAGCGGAACTCAAGAAGAAGAGAGAAGCACTGAGCGGAAAACGAAGCGATCTGCAAAGCAGGCGTGATGCCGCAAAGCAGAAGTATGCAAAGGTGCAGGAAACTGTGAAGGGAGCACGGCAGGCGATTGCTGAACTGAAGAAACAGTTTACTTCCGCAAGGAAGGATATCACAGCGCAGTATAAGGCGAGTTATGAATCTGAGGTGGAGAAGATCAAAGCGGACTCCAGTATGACGAAGGTTGCCGGTAGCTCCGGAAAGAAGAAAAAGAGTAAAAAATAATGGATCAGGTCCACAAGGAAACCGATGAAAAACTGAAAGAGATCGAGGAAAAGGTCAAATCTGTCTATGATACTGCACAGAAAGAAGCGAAAGAAAAGCTCGATACCTATCTGAAGCAGTTTACTGACGAAGATAAGGAAAAGCAGGCCGATGTGCAGGCCGGGGATATGACTTGGACTCAATACAAAAAGTGGAGACAGAATAAGATTCTGACCGGCAATCGGTACCGGGCTATGTTTGAACAGTTGACCAGTGATTATGTCAATGCGGATAAAATAGCCATGAGCATAGTCAACGGGTTTACCCCGGAAGTCTATGCCATGAACCATAACTACGGCACCTACGAGGCCGAAAAGGGGGCCCTCGTCGATACGTCCTACACCCTGTACGACCGGCAGACCGTGGAGAGACTGATTCGTGACGATCCTGATCTTTTGCCTAAAGCTACTGTGGATATCCCAAAGGACAAGCGGTGGAACCGGCAAAAACTGAACTCTGCGATTACACAGGGAGTATTACAGGGTGACTCGATTCCGGATATCTCTAAGCGTCTGCAAAGCGTTACAGATATGGACAGGAGGGCGGCTATCAGAAATGCCCGGACTATGACCACATCGGCTGAGAACGGAGGGCGGCAGGATTCGTATACCCGGGCTGAGAGCATGGGAATCAAAATGAAGAAGCAGTGGATGGCCACGCTCGATAGCACTACCCGTGATTCTCATGTAATGGCTGACGGGCAGGTTGTGGGAACGAAAGACACGTTCCATCTCATGCACGGCGAACTGGAGTACCCCGGAGACCCGGCAGGACCACCCGCCGAGACTTACAACTGCCGGTGTACGATGGTGGCCGTCGTGGACGGCGTAGACCCGTCTATCCGCCCGGATGCCGTGTCCAGAAATTCGAAGCTCGGGGGAATGACATACGACGAGTGGAAGGAAGAGCACCAGCAAAGAGCAGACGCACGGACCGCAAGGGCGTGACATGGGAGGAGCTTCTTGGGTGGAATCCCCCGGAGGACGCAGATATCTAACATGGGAAACGTAAACATTGGTATTATAAAGGATAACGTCGACGAATATCTGAAAGCCGTGGATGCCGCAAAGCAGAGAGGGCTCGAAAAAGTGGGTCTTACTGCCGAGAGGTATGCAAAGGCTCTGTGTCCTGTGGACACCGGAAGGCTCCGCAATTCTATCTCCCACGCAGTTGAGGGGGACTCTGCGTACATCGGCACAAATGTTGAGTACGCGCCCTATGTCGAAATGGGGACCGTTCGCACCAGAGCCCAGCCGTACCTCAAGCCTGCCGCGCAGGACCACGCGGACGAGTACAAGAAACTGCTTCTTGACGAGCTCCATAACGCGTGATGTAGTGTTGTATTGTGTTTCATGGGACGCAACACAATATGCGCCCGGTCAAGATTGGAGAAGTAGCAATCAGTTTCGATAAGAAGAAGGTTTATAACCTCTGGACCGATTTTTCTAAATTGTCGGAAAAACAGAAAAAGGTTTTAGAAAAGTCTGATAAATATTGGTTTGATTTCTTTGATAGGGGATGAACTATCCTGCATTTTCATGAAGTATTTCGGTACATTTTGGTAAACTTCCCTATACGATTTTCTCCTATAGCGACTTTACTAAAATGTACTTATTTACTTCACGTTACATTAAAAAAAATAGAAAAGAATATAAAATAATATATATAAATTACCAAAAGAACAAATGTTCGGTGAAGGATAAAGGGTACGTGTAACTGATTTTGTTACAAATGTCAATAATCTGACGATTTTCTAAGGAGTCTGACAATATGGCAAAGGGTTTTGATGTCATCCTCAAAGACAATAGTAAAGAGATACTAGAAGAACTTGAGTCAAAGAAAGATGTTATACTGGAAGAGTGGGGCCTTACCGCAGAGCGGTTTGCGAAACTCGGCTGTACTGTTAAAGAAGGCTCCGACCGAAAGGCCGGGGCCTTCGCTTGCGTTTATCAAAATTGTGTGATACATTTATGGTGATCAAATGCCGAAGAACCGGCACCGAAGGAACATTATGTGAATAGTTTGTGAGGACAGCGATTAGCTATCGTTTCAAAGCCCAACCTTTGATTACTCACTAACTATATATCTTGTTGGGAGGATTTGCACAATGTGGGTAAAGATTGCAGGGCATCCAAATTATTCTGTTAGTAATGATGGGAATGTGAGAAATGACAGAACCGGAAGGATACTGACTCCGGTCAAAACAAAAAACGGTTACTTGCGTGTTGGATTAGATAAAAAACTGTGCAGAATACACAGGCTTGTTGCTGAAAATTTTTTAGAAAATCCGAATGGTTTACAACAAATAAACCATATTGACGGAAACAAAGAAAACAATAAAGCAGAAAACCTTGAGTGGTGCACAGCAAGTCAGAACATCATACATGCGCAAAAAATCGGCTTAAAGAAAATCAATTACGAGGGAATAAAAAATCCGAAATCAGTCATCCAAATGTCGCTTGATGGAAATGTGATTGGGATTTTTGAAAGCACAATGGACGTTCAACGAGAGTTAGGGTTTGATGCAAGCAATATATCCAAAGCGTGTAGAAATGTTCAAAAATCATCATACGGTTATAAATGGCAGTATGCCAATTTATAATAATTAACCGACACAAAAGAAACTGTGTCAAAACCTTTCGAACACAAAAGAAATTGTGGCGAAGAAAAGTAGAACAGGGGATTAAGGTTCATGCTAACAAGAAAGTTTTTATCAGCACTTGGCATTGAAGCAGACAAGATTGACGAGATCATTTCCGCTCACACTGAGACTGTGGACGCGCTGAAGGAAGAGCGCGACAAGTACAAGGCAGATGCGGACAAACTTCCGGAAGTCCAGAAGGAGTTGGACGATCTGAAGAAAACTGCGAACGATGCGGACGGCTACAAGAAGAAATATGACGATGAGCACGAGGCTTTTGAGAAGTACAAGGCCGAGGTAGATGCGAAAGCTGCAGAGCGGTCGAAGCAGGACGCTTACAGGGATCTGCTCAAAGAAGCTGGCGTTTCTGAAAAGCGGATCGACAGCATTCTGAAGATCACTGATCTTTCTTCTGTGGAGCTGGACAAGGATGGCAAGGTCAAGGGTGCCGAGGATATTGTGAAGGGCATCAAGACCGAGTGGGCTGATTTCATTGCCACGGAGACGAAGACGGGAGCTGATGTTTCGAACCCGCCTGACAATACTCATGGAAATACTTTCGACCAGATGAGCCTTGCAGACAAGATGAAGTATGCCAACGAGCATCCGGACGATACCGGGGTCAAGGCATGGCTCAATAAGTGAGGTTAAATTATGCCAGGAATTTTTGATAGCAAGTATTTTAATACTGAAGTATTTGGCAAGTATCTGGAGACGGTTCCAAGGGTGAAGCAGAACGCACTGCTCAAGGCAGGTGTTCTTCGGACTCGTTCTGATCTCAAGACGATGCTGACAGACCAGACAGGTGGAAACTTCATCACTGTGCCGATGAACGGCCGCATTGGTGGAGATGTCCTCAACTATGACGGTTCGACCAATATCACGGCAACAGGGCTTGGAACGTATCTCCAGTCCATGATTGTAACCGGTCGTGCAAAGGCTTGGCAGGAGAAGGATTTTACCTACGATATCACCGGGAAGAATTTCATGGAGGTGATTGCATCGCAGGTCGGAGACTACTGGGACGATGTGGACGAGGCTACGCTCCTCGCGATTCTTTCCGGAATTTTCGGCGTTACCGCAGGAAACTTCTCCGCGAATAACACCTATGATATCTCCGCAAGTGCAGGTGATGCCGGAAAGGTCGGGCCGACTACTCTGAACAGTGCGATTCAGAAGGCCGCAGGAGCAAACAAGAATATCTTTACTCTGGCGATCATGCATTCTGAGGTTGCGACTAACCTTGAGAACCTTCAGGTTCTGGAGTACGCAAAGCAGACCGACGAGAATGGTATTCAGAGGGAGACCGCTCTTGCAACATGGAACGGCAGAACGGTCCTTATTGATGACGACGTGCCGACTGCCACGGCAGGAAGTGGAGACACCGCTTACACCAAATACACGACGTACATTCTGGGACAGGACGCATTCGATTACTGCGACTGCGGTGCGAAGGTTCCGAACGAGACTTGGAGAGATCCCCACACTGACGGTGGTATGGATGAGCTGATCACCAGACAGCGCAAGCTGTATGCTCCGAGAGGATTTTCCTTCGTCCAGCCGGGTACTCCGATTGTCTCTCCTACCGATGCACAGCTTTCCACGGCGGCACGGTGGACGCTCGTAAAGGATAATGAGGGATCTGGATTCTATCCGACAAAGGCAATTCCGATCGCAAGAATTATTTCTCGCGGATAATCGAGGAGGCAGGCCATGATGCTCGGGGAAGTATGTCAGGAGATCAACAACTGGTTCGATAAAAAGAGGTACTTCGGGAAGTTTGTGATCTCGGATGGCGTACTTCAACCCGGGGATTTTGAGCTTCTCGATGGACAGTATTTTCGAATCATCGGATCGACATTTAACGACGGAGTTTATCGATACCCTGCTGAAAAGCTAGCCGATGAAACTTTCAGCGGGGCGATTTGGGCAATGGCCGTTCCTCCTGCGGTCATTGCCATTTCAAATGAAATAGAAGACTGGGTAAACAAGTACACCGACGCGATGAACAGCCCATACCAGTCGGAGTCCTTCGGTGGATATTCGTACACCAAGAAATCATCTAGCGAGTCCTCTAGGAGTGATTCCCCTACTACTTGGCAGGGGGTGTTCGCTTCTAGACTGAACAGATGGAGGAAGATATGTCCTTACTTACCGAGATGATGGAGAAATTTCACATCATGGACAAGGTAACCTCTGACGACGGCTATGGTGGTGTTACAACCGAATGGAAAGAGGGGGCCGTAATTGAAGGTGTTGCCACATTTGATTCGTCCATGCAGGCAAGAGCGGCTGAAAAGCAGGGTGTTACGTCCATGTACACGGTCACAACTTCAAAATCCGTGGTTCTGCAGTATCATGACGTTATCAAGCGGGATCGAGACGGGAAGGTCCTCAGAATCACTTCGGATGGTGATGATAAGTACACGCCGACATCTGCAAGCCTTGACATGCGACAGGTGACCGCTGAAGAGTGGGTGATTCCGAATGACTAAGGCGCAGGCAATCTACAATTTCTGGTCCAGTTTTGGTTTGAAAGCCTTTGATAGCCAGAGTGTTCCGGACGGAAGCGATTCCCCGAGTTTTCCATATATCACCTATGAAACATCTACTGGCGCAATCGGAGCGCAGATGACGCTGGCAGGAAATCTGTGGTACAGATCTACTTCGTGGAAAGACGTATCGGATAAAGCGGACGAGATCGCGGAAAAGATTACTACCATGGACGCGGTGAAAATCGACACTGGATACATGTACGTATCCATCCCGGAGCTTTCCCCGTTTGCACAGAGGCTCGCGGATCCAAACGACGATATGGTCAAACGGGTCTATCTGAATGTCCAGTTTGAGTTTCTCACAAGTTATTGATTGAAGGAGCGAATGATGGGAAAATTTACAGTTATTCCTAAAGATACATTTGACGATCTCCAGCTTGATGCCGGGGTCGTCCTTACGAGTTTCGACCCGGCTAAACCGGATGTAGCTGATGATGCGATTGTATGTGCCACGACTGGAGGTATCACGGTTTCCTGTGTCCCGACCTACTCCGATTGGGGCGAGGATGTGGATAACTGCCCGAACAACATGAAAGAGCTGAAGCACCTGGATTCGTGGGAATGCAAGATGTCGTTTTCAGCGCTTGGCACGTCACCGAAGATGATTAGAATGGCTCTCGGTGCGGCTGATATTGACGGCACGGATACCACAAAGGTCATTCCCAGACGAGATCTGAAACAGTCCGATTTTGCTGATTTATGGTGGGTGGGGGATAAGGCGGACGGTGGCCTTGTGGCGGTCCAGCTCAAGAACGCACTTTCTACCTCTGGATTCTCTCTGAAGACCACGAAAAATGGAAAAGGACAGCTTTCTGTGGAGTTCACAGGCCATGTTTCTATCGAGGACCAGAACACAATGCCGATGGTGTTTTATTCCACAGCTGCATGAACATAATAGGCGAGGTAAAGAATGAAACTTTCTGATATTAAAGGCGAAGCGGCTCTTGATGCGTTTGCAGATATGATTGACCCGGCAATGGAGATTATGACAGACCCGGCTATTGCGACAGCGTACAAAGACCCGAACACAAACAATGCTCAGGTCATCGGGCTGATTATCAAGGGGCACAAACAGGCCGTCATTCGGATTATGGCAATCCTTGACGGAAAAGACCCGGAGACGTATGCAGACGAAATCGGAATTCTGACCTTGCCTGCAAAGCTGATGGAGATCATCAACGACCCGGAAGTGCGAAGCCTTTTTCACTTGCAGGGACAGAAACAGGTCGTAGTGTCTTCTGGCTCTGCTACGGGGAATACAACGGGAAAAGAGAATTAAAGCCGTTCATGCGGTATGTGATGGCCCGGTATGCACAGCAAGTAGAAGCTGACGCATATCGGGTTTATGTTACCGATTCATTAAAAATCATGGCATCAAATCTTGCGAACGGTATTGGCGGAACTGAAATTAGCGAAAGATACTACGACATGGTTCATATAAAAATTGAAACAAGATCTTCCGATGAGATCATTTCCGGCATAAAAGGCAAGCTGGAGAAAGCTATGGAGGAATAAACCATGGCATTTGATATATTCGATTTGGCGGCGAAAATTTCGCTGGATTCCACGGCTCTTGAAGAAGGATTACAGAAAACACAGGGAAGTCTGAGTGCAGGCGCAGTTGCAATGGGAAACCTTGCATCGTCTGCAATCAGCACAGCACTCAGCAAGACCGTGGATTTTGCAAAATCATCTATCAAAGCCGGTGCGGATTTTGATTCTGCAATGGCACAGGTTGCGGCCACGTCCGGCGTGACCATGGACGAACTGAACAGCAATGTGGTTACTGTGGGAGACTTCACGGGAAGCCTGCGTGATTTCGCACAGCAGGAAGGTGCTACAACGGCGTTTTCAGCGACTCAGGCGGCAGAGGCATTGAATTATATGGCTCTTGCCGGATACGATGCTACTACGTCCGTTCAGATGCTTCCTAACGTCCTGAATCTTGCGGCGGCTGGCGGTATGGACCTTGCGGCGGCATCGGACATGGTTACTGACGCACAGTCAGCTCTGGGCCTCTCCCTTGATGAGACAAACGTTATGGTTGACCAGATGGCAAAGGCATCTTCAACCACAAATACTAGCGTTTCACAGCTTGGCGAAGCTATTCTGACAGTCGGCGGTACTGCAAAGAGCATGAAGGGCGGCACGGAGGAACTTTCTGCCGTCCTCGGCGTTCTGGCGGATAACGGTATCAAAGGCGCAGAAGGCGGTACGCACCTGCGGAACATGATCTTGTCGTTATCTTCTCCCACAAAGGACGCACAGCAGGCGATGGATGAACTTGGCCTGTCTCTTTATGACAGCCAAGGGAACATGCGAGAGTTGGATGATGTCTTCCAAGAGCTGAACGAAGACATGAAAAGCATGACCGATGAGCAGAAGACTCAGACCATTGCCGCAATTTTTAACAAGACGGATATCAAGGCCGTCAATGCTCTGCTCGGCACAAACAAAGAAAGGTGGGAAGAAGTTTACGCCGCTATTGATGACTCCGCAGGGGCCGCACAACAGATGGCTGATACACAGCTCGATAACCTGTCCGGCGATATTACAATCTTCCAGAGTGCTCTGGAAGGTGCTCAGATTGCGATTTCTGACGGTCTTTCTCCGACCCTTAGAGAGTTTGTACAGCTTGGTACAGAAGGGCTGTCTGAGGTCACACAAGCGTTGAAAGAGGGCGGCGTATCGGAAGCCGCAAACGCTCTGGGTGGGTGGCTTGCGGATGCGCTTGCCAAGGTAACAGAGATGATCCCCTCGATTATTGAGGCGGGGATTCAGGTTATCATGGGTCTTGTATCCGGTATGGGACAGGCAATGCCGCAGATCATCTCTACGGCGGGGCAGTCTATTTCCACACTCGTGCAGGGGTTCGCGCAGAACTTTCCCCGTGTCGTGGCAGAGGGGATGGAGGTCGTTTCCAATATTGCCAATGGCATCGTGGAAGGGCTTCCGAAAGTAGCCGAGCAGGGGGTGCAGATCATTACTACCCTCGCAGAGGGGATCTCGCAGAACCTGCCGCAGATCGTTGAGACCGTTGTGCATGTTGTCTCTCAACTTATCACTACTATTGCCGAAAATCTTCCGCTAATCATTGCCGCAGGCGTGCAGGTCCTGCAGGCCCTCGTGGAAGGGATTGCGAATAGCATCCCGGAGATGATCGGGACCGTTATTACGGTAATTGAAGCCATCGGAGAGACAATCGTTGAAAATCTCCCGGCTATCATCGAATCTGGACTCGAACTGCTTCTCGCGCTGGCACAGGGAATCGCGGATAATCTTCCGGAGATGACAGACACCATCATCGAAGTTATCACACAGATCATCACTGTCATCATAGAACATTTGCCGGAGATCATAGAAGTGGGTGTTGAAATTCTCATTGCGTTGGGGAAGGGGTTGATCGACACCATTCCCGTCCTTGTCGCTGACATCCCGCAAATTATCGACGCGATAAAGAATGCATTTCTTGATATTGACTGGGGCGCAGTGGGTTCGAACATTATTGATGGAATCAAGAGTGGCATTTCCAGCGCGGCAGGAAGAATTGCTGATGCGGCGAGGGAGGCGGCAAGAAAAGCACTTGATGCGGCAAAGGATTTTCTTGGCATACATTCCCCTTCTACGGTATTCCGGGACCAGATCGGTAAATACATGGCGCTCGGCATGGCAGAAGGCTTTGAAGACAACATTCCTGTGGATGACATGCAGAATTCCCTTGACGGTATGGTGAATGGCCTTTCCACAACAAAGGTTAAGGGAAATAACGGAAACGTCGTTTCCACGTCTGATAATTACACGTTCAACATCTATCAGCGAGAAGGAGAGAACGATACCGAATTTGCAAGAAGAATTGCCGATATCATCAATTCTGACGTGCAGAGAAAGAGGGCGGTGTACGCATGAAACATTGGTTAATCTATGATGGAAAACCGCTGTCAGATTTTGGGTGTTATATCACGAATGCGGCGCAATACAATACCCCCAAAAGGGATACAACAAAGAAATCCATTCCGGGCAGGAATGGTGATCTGACGATTGATAATGGAAGGTACGAGAACATACCCGTTAAATATAGTGCGTATATTTACGAGAATGCAGAAGAGCAGATGGACTGGCTCAATGCGTTTTTGATGTCTCGCACGTCGTATGCAAGACTGGAAGACACCGTACACCCAGAAGTTTATCGAATGGGGAAGATTTCGGGGCCCATCGAGCACAAAACAACAAATGATGCCGCAATGTCGTCTTTCACTCTGGAATTTGACTGCAAGCCACAGCGATTTCTCAAAGATGGAGAATTGTGGAGGACTGTTGCGAGTGGTATAATTTTGTATAACAGGACATGGTTTGCGGCAAAACCTTTAATTCGTGTTTCCGGGGCGGGAACGGTCGCCATAGGAGACACTGCGGTGACAATCGCAAATAACTCCTATGGTAGTATTGATATTGATTCGGAAACCATGGATTGTTACTCGGGATCGGCAGACTGCAATGGCCTTATGACTGGTAATTTCCCAGAGCTGGCTACTGGAGAAAACAGAGTTACTTTTTCTGGGTTTTCTTCTGTAAAGATTAAGCCCAATTGGTGGACATTATGATTCCTATTCTTTATAACGAAACTGAAAGAGAATTTAAGACAAACGGAATCGGAAGATTGGTTGATGCCATTTCATGCACTGTTACAGAAGAGCGTAACGGCGAGTATGAACTCGAAATGGAGTATCCAGAATCTGGAAAACTGTTTAAGGAATTAAAGCATTCCAGGATTATTGGAGCGGTCCCCTCTGAAGATGCCGCCATACAGGGCTTCGAAATTTACAAAATCAGCAAGCCGATTAACGGTGTTATTACTGTAGACGCACGGCATGTCAGCTACAGACTTTCTCATGTTCCCACACTGCTTGACGGCACTGTGGTTTCTTCTGCGCAGAGCGCATTGCAGATGCTTTTCGACCGAGCGATGGTTTCCCATCCGTTCTCTTTTACAACAGATGTCACAAAGGCGGGGACTTTTGATTCGGATGGCCTTTACTCCATTCGGGGAATGCTTGCAGGGACAACGGGATCTATCCTGCAATCATTTGGTGGGGAGTACGAATTTGATAACTGGCGCGTGATTTTGCACAGTGCCAGAGGGACAAAGACAGATGTTGTTCTGGACTACGGCAAGAATATTACGGATTTCAAACAGGAAGAAAACATCGAGAATACCTCGACCTCCGTAGTTGCATACTGGGAAAACAGTTCCTCTGATTCCGGTGTAACACGAGTTGTGGGGGACATTCAGAACTCTGACAACGTGAATAGGTTTCCTTATAACAGACCGTTACTGCTTGACTGTTCGCAGGATTATGAGGATGCCCCCACAAAAGGTCAGCTAAACGCCAAGGCGCAGAGCTACATCAAAGCAAACAACATCGGGGTTCCGTCCGTGTCGATTGATGTCTCTTTCGTGGCGCTCTGGCAGACAGAGGAGTACAAAGACATCGCGCCGCTGGAAAAGGTCCATCTCTGCGATACATTGACGGTGCGATTTTCCAAGCTGGGTGTGGAGACGACCGCAAAGGTTATAAAAACCGAATACAACGTGCTGATGGACCGGTACAACAAAATTTCCATCGGAGATACTAAGTACACGCTGGCGGACACAATCCTAAACATCAATGACGAGATCAAGCAAACATCCGATAAAATAGCCACAGATATGCAGAATGCCATCGATCACGCAACACGACTGATTAACGGCGGACTCGGTGGCTATGTGGTGATCACGCCCAACGAAACGACTGGGTATCCGGAAGAGATCCTCATTATGGACACCCCGTCGAAGCAGACTGCAAAAAATGTTATTCGACTGAATAAAAACGGAATCGGGTTTTCTCTGGGGAATGGTTATGACGGGCCGTTCCAGAGTGCATGGACGATTGACGGAGCGTTTAACGCGAATTGGATTACTACAGGCGTATTAAGGGCAGGGTTGATTAAAGCCGGGGTATTATCGGATAAAGCTGGGAATTTTTATCTCGATACAGAATCCGGCAATCTCCGCATGAAAAACGGGACGTTTGAGGGCAGTGTAACAGGCTCGACAATAACAGGCTCGACAATAACAGGCTCGACATTTCAGACAGCGGATTCTGGTAAACGGGTTGTGATTGTGAATGGGGATGCCACCGTTAATGGTTATGACGGGAATACACTGCATACCGTGCTCGATCTGGTATCCAGTTGGGGCGGAACATTGCTGATTGACACTGATAAAGCGCTTGCCATTAGAGCGCCAAAGCTGATCGTTTCCAATGTATCGCAAGGGGATAAAGAAGGAACGGGGACCAAAGCAGTTACCATTGATTCCCCATTCGTGACGAAAGTTGATAAGAACATGGGCGATGGCAGTCACCCCACGAGTGAGCTGTGGATATCCGGTTCTGACCATGGGGTTTACTGTACACTGCCAGTCTTCCTTAATGTTACTTATGGCGGTTCCAAAATCATTAACGGCTTTGTTTGTGGTTCTGCAACAGAAACGATCAAAACGATTTGACGGAGGGGCGAAATGATTATTGACCGAGAAGGCAATATCTATCAGGGCTTTGTAGGAAAATACGGCATTGTCGT